CGCGAGCGCTTACGCGAGCGCTTGCATGGCAGCACTCGGTTGCTTCGAGTACGAGCCCTTGATCGCCGCTTCCGTTGAGTAAGAGCCTTTGCTAGATGTTACCATTGTATATATTGCAATTATCATGAACATTAACATGACCAGTAAAACAATCATAAACATTGCCAGAGCAGTGTTAGCTATAAATAAGAAAAAGCCTTGCTGTTCGGGCTTCATACTTTATTTTAACGTAAATATATATTTAAAATTGACAGACATCTTACACGCAAAGTATGCTTTGAATACAGATTTGAAAAAAAGCATTTTTAGCCAGCTCATTTCCAAAATCTTTTTCAATGATGATTACTTGCTGTGATGTAGACGACTTTGCCTGCGACAGAGCTGCAGAAAGCAATCACTTGGATTGTTTAAAAGCACTCTATGAAAAGGGTGTTAGAATGGATGAGTGCACAGCTGCAACTGCAGCAAAGCATGGTAGCTTAGAGTGTTTAGTGTTTATTGCAAGTAAGATAGGATTGAAATGCAGTTCCATAACGTACAATGCAGCTTTGGGTGGAAAATACCTATGTCTACGATACGCCGTGGAATATGGATGTGAAATAAATAAACACACTTTTATCGCGGCTATCAAAGGTGAAAACATGGCAAATATCCAGTACTTGTGCGACGTGGAATGTGAATGGGATGAAGATGTTATAAATTTCGCCGCATATGATAAAAGTTTAAAATTCTTCACATATCTTTTGTACCGAGGATGTCCGTGTGATTATAAAGAATGTGTTTCGTTTGCCGCACAAACAGACCAGTGGAAGATAGTTGCTGCCATTGGAAAATACAAGTCTTGAATTTTTTTATGTGTTTACACATAAAAATATGAGTAGAGTACGTCGTTTTTAATTTCTGTCTGGGATTTGGTTGGTAGAAATACTGGACCATCGATCGCGAGCCGGGAACCCGAGTTGTCATCCGATGTGTACAGAACGTTGTTTGCTATGGCAAAGATGTTGTTATCTTGAGTTGATATTATAGATGGGCGCTCGGGTAATTGTAACATCTTTCCACATTTACATTTAACATAATTTTTCTTATACATCAAACCCATTTTACATTTATCACATATCAGCGTTGTAATGTTGCCCAATCCAACTACGCCGTCAACTGTTGCATACAGTGTGTCACGTTCGAGTATCCTAACGCCAATGGCGTTTTCATTTGTACTTTTTACAAATGAAACATCGTATATTCCCGTCGAGTAAATGTCATGTTTTTGCTCTACACGCATTTTTTCTACATTGTAAAAGATTATACTTAGACCTTTTCTATACTTTACTGCCACCAAATAATCCTTTAGAGGGTACAATCGGCAATATTCCGAAATTTCCGGTATTTTCAAAAGCGCATGTTTCCATAGATATGTATGAGTTTTCTGGAATATAATATAATCTCTTGATATACATTTTGCAATTGTGTTTTTACTATCCAACTGTTTCATGTCCAAACACACAATTTTAGTTTTTCTAAATTTATCAATGATCGTTATATTTTCGTTCTTATCTTTAATGATTATATATTTGTCAGTTTCGGATAGAATCTTGTTGGATTTCCCCACATTTATCTTGTATCTTACAAAATTGTCTACGCGTGTTACATTTTTCTGAACATCATCTAGACCACGTCTAAACTCGGCCAACGTATTACATGTAGCCGCAAATGCCATTAAAAGTGGCTTGTACATTTTGTTGCATCCAAACATTTCATTGTCGATAATTGCTTCATATCCCATAAAACTATATATCCGGTTTTCGATATCAATGAAATTGCCGCTAATTTTCAACTGTTGTAACACGTCCATGTTTATTATGCAAAAATAAAATTGCAAAATCTATACACTGGCAACTCTAGCACGTGTAGCGTGCACAATTTCTGGTGCTCTGAAATGGTAATGGGTTCGCCCGACCAATTTTCTAAAAGCAATACAATCTCAATGGGTGAAACTATAATGCTATTTGCCACGGTCAATCTACTATCCAAACTAGAAATAGCAACAATCTGTTTATAATTTGTTTTAAACCGAAGTCCTGTATGATACGTGTACTTTCCACCGGCTTCAATTGTAAACCGTTCACCTGCAGACAGAGTACCCGTCAACGGCTCATAGTTTATACCGAATCTGGACGAGTATAGCATGGTTCGGTACGGTTTTTTGTTTTTAATATACATTATTAGTGCAAAGAGTGCCAGAAAGACAATTATAGTATACATTTATTAACAAAAAGATTATAGATTGACTATACCAATATATTACATTTATGGTACATATACAATATAGTTATGCAGAAAGCTACCGCAGAAAGCGACCGCAGAAAGCGACCGCAGAAAGCTACCGCAGAAAGCGACCGCAGAAAGCTACCGCTACATCACATTTATTGTACACGTAACCCCGCAGCTTTCTTCGAGGTCATCTAATCGCTGCTGTATTTCGCATATCTTATCGACTATGGTTATATAATAATCTATAGCCAACTCTGGATAAGGAAAAGATATGAATAATTCATCGTGACTTGAATTGTATATTGCAAACGATGGCTGCACATGTCGTATTATCCACTCTTGGAAATCTAGCATGTCCATGTCTGAAAAGGATGTAAGTATATCAAAATCTAACGACCCTTGTATTGTGGATGCATGGTCATTTAATTGTACATATAATCCCATATACATTTATTTAATGCCGGGTCGGTCTGGAAAAAAATATTTTCCGGGAGCTCCTAATTTTTTTGAAAAAAAATTTTCAAAAAAAAATTTCAAAAAAAAATTTCAAAAAAAATTTTCAAAAAAAAATTTCAAAAACTTTTTTCCGGATCCGCAACCAGATTTTATGGTTGATAAAATGACTTGATGTACATATAGTGATGTTTGAAATAAACATGGCTTACGAACATAAATATAGGCGTTTGCTTCACTACACGGAGGCTCTGCGAGCCAAGCAACATGATATTTGCATGTTACCTACACATCCCGGAGAGTATGGTCACATTGAGGACGATTTAATAAAGGGAGACATGGTATTTTGGAGAGGCCCATGCTTGAAATCGACACACCCATATGACAAGCACTGGGCCGTACTTCAAGGGTTTTCGTGTGTACAAATCGAAGGGGATACGTGGCAAGATGTATTCGAGGCTGTAGACGATGTCATTTCAACCGAAGACGTGAATAACGAATGGATAGTTGCTTCCTTTGACAAAGTTGAAGGGGCAAATGTTCATATTAAACTTTTGCCATATTCGACGTATTATAGCAAGTTGACGGGTTTTGAGAGTTTGTGGGTGGCAAGTAATGTGTTGATGGAAAATCATGGTATGGGTAACGATCCGGTTCTATATCTGAGTGCAGAGTACACGGACAATCCGTGTCATGTGCCCATTGTAGGAAATAGATGGTTGGACGTGTATTCCGCAGCCAACGAACTTGTTGTATTTAGTGGTTTATATGATCAGGAAATTGTTGCTATAGAACATCGAAATGGTAAATGGTATGTTGAGTGTGATTATACGTTTCTGGACTCTGACAATTCGCAAAGCGAAGTTGAACAGTGACGCAAGCGAAGACTTCTGCGATTTGAGTTCAAATTGATAGTTTAGCTTTAACGTGATCTATGCGGGGTTGCCGGATGCGCACAACATATTGATGATATCGATTGTGAAAAACGCAAAAGATATGGATAGTCTATATAGACTTGGCGGTGAAGAGTTGGAACATGTTATACAATCATTACCTCCACATATTAATGGATATGTATCGTAGATAAATTGTGCGTCTAAAAAAAAAGAAATAACCACTGCCCCATAGAGACTCTAACTAACATTGAGCGTATCACGCTCAAATTGATACTTTTAATAAATAAAAAAACAATAAAAAAAGATGGATAGTCTATATAAACTTAGTTGCCAAGAGCTATATTCTATTATACAATCATTACCACCACATCTACTAACCGATGTATATGCTAAAGAAAATGCGCGTCTAAAAAAAGAAATAGAATTACTATCTAAATATACTCCAATTACTAACAATTACAAACCCGTAGAATGCGGAGGTGTAGTAAGCAACAACTGTATTTGGGTACATGAAGACCTATCTGTAAAGCACGAATATCTTGGATACAAAGTCGTCTATAAGAGTTTTGAAACCACATTGACAACAGATACGTGGCAAGAAGTTTTTGATATAGCACAGACACTGTGCCCGGAAGATGAAGATTCTACCTATATATCAATAGACGTTTATGGTGAAGTTTTAATGCTTGTATTTTCAAATCAGGCAAGATACTTTGAATATTCAAACAACATTTCATTTGCTAGTATCAACGATTACAACTACTTTGAATTGCACAATCTAAATGTAGATGTTCTATATTTAGATCCAGAATATAACATGTTGGGGGATTTTGGTTATCGCACCACCATAAATGGAAAATTGTGGGCAGACGTACATCTTGCAATAAATGTGTTGTACGAACAGGCCAGGTACAGGGGAATATTTTTTACGGGATTTCAAATCGACAACGATATTGTAAAAGTTAACCTATCCCAATAAATTGTCAGCGCTTTGGGATTTTTGTAAAGGTACGTTAGTCCGTGGTCTTGGTGTCGGACGTGTATTTGAAGGCAACTTGTTTACCTTTGCATATTCTGGTTTTGTTGACTTAGATTGCGTCTCTTGGTTTGGTTTTGGAAACGTGTTTACCGTTGCATATACAACTTCTGATTTTGGTGTATTTGAAGGCAACTTGTTTACCTTTGCATATACTGGTTTTGTTGACTTAGATTGCGTCTCTATAAGATTTACAAAATAATCATAGCCGTGGTTAGCCGGGAGAAGTTCTTTGGTAAGGGCCAGTACTTTTGAACATTTGCTCAGTTTTAATAGATCATTCATTCTATCCCATCGTTGCCACCTGTGTGCACTGCGTATTTGACGACACAGCTCATCTACCACAGCTTCAGAGCCCTGAAAATGTCCTTGTTCTAAATTTGTGCCACGTATAAGTTTTTCCAGTGCATTTTCGCGTCTGGTTCTAATGGCGTATAGTATAACTTTTTCGGGTGCGGGGTATTGTTGACATAAAACATTAAGCGTTTTACAATTTTTGTCTACATCATATTTTTCTACACATTTCATAAACACGTCCTCGAACATCTCATCTTCCACGGATACGCAGTCCGCGATATACTTAAATACCTCGCAATTTCCCGTTTGCAATGCAGCCAACCAGTTGTTCGTGGTGTATTCATATGCGCTGAACCACTTTTTCAAAATATATACGTTGGCATTTTCTATTGCAACATCAACATGTTCTGATAAAGGGCTATTTATAAAATATAGAACAACTTCATTGCTATGCTTTTCTATGGCACGTTTTTCGTGTTCTCGGGTAAGGTTTCCATTGTTTATGCACCTTATAATGTGTAGAATAATTTCAATGCTATTGGCATCAATTGCAATGTTGATATGATTGAATGTATAGCGTTTCCTAGACTTTACAATTTCGACATTGTTCTTCTTAATATAATATGATGTTACAGTGTCGTAGTCTGCTTTTGGCATCACAAAATCGTGTAGTTTTTCAAGTGCCAAATGTGTAGAATCAAATGGAATAAACTTGTAAAAATATTTTACAAGTTTCAAATCTTCATTGTTCAATGCAATTTCCATGCATTGTGAATCGGGTCTAAACTTGTCTTTTCCATACTTGAAAACATCAATCCTTCCATATCTGGCCGCTTGGTGTAAAATATCGGGCGAAAGAGCAAGTATTGTTTTGGGATTTGCATAGTACATGGCCAATTTGATGTAGGCATCAGCACAATCTGTAGAGTATTTCTTTAGAACCCCGCCTCGCGACCCAGGATCGAGTAAAAAATCCACAATGTCAGTACGATCCAACACAATTGCCCTTGCAAGAGGATCTTCAAGTCGCATAGTATTGTGTTGTAACTCATACTTGACAAGATGGTCATTCTCTTTTGTTATGATTAAAGTAGGCAATTCTTTAATTTTAATGGGGATATCATATTCCGGTGCAAATTCTAGCGTTCTCGGTTCAATGTGTTTAAAAGTTACCTTGAACAGTTTTAGGTCACTATGCTTATATGCATATTCGTACCATAGAGCAGCATTGACCATGGGAAATCCTTTCTTGATCAAAAATCGGAAAATATCGGGATTTGAACACTTGATGACATGTTCTGCGGCTTTACATTTCACATTGTAACACTTTTTAACTTTAGCCAAATCACCCGAGAGTATTGCTTGATCCAACCTTCGATCCATGACTGCGATCGGCATTCTCGCCGTCCGACATTTTTATACGCGCGCCGATTCGTAATCAACTCGGAGTTTCTCGTCCGAAATGTATACTATATCGTTTGTTTTATGGGCGTTGATTTGTCTATTGAATCTGACGACTCGTATTCATCCTCAATTCGTAAGAATTATATTAATATATATAGATTAGGCGTTGTTTAAAAATATCACAAACATGTATTGGCTTCTACTTGCAATTGCATATTTTATTCAGACTCTGGCTGTAATAGTTACCATATTCAAGGTAAAATTGGAGTATATATGGTATATCATCTCCGTTTCCATGTTTTCCGGTTTGCATTTATTGGCACTATATCTTGATAATGGAGTTTTCCAAGCACTCACGCTGAACACAATTTTCATACTCAACATTCTACTTGCAATTTACAAAATCTTTGCCGATTGCTTCGAGGGTGACGCGTATTCAAAACAGTATGGTCCGAGCCTTGTATTTACATTTTCATTCATCAAACTATCAGTGATACTCACACATTTGAACATATTGTATGGAAATGTAGATGTTTTCATGTTGAACTGTGCAGTGTTGCAGATTTTATTTTCTTTTGCAACGCTGTTTACATTGTTTAAAAGATGTGTCTATTCACATCGCCACAAATATTTGATATATTCAGTCTACATGGTATGTAGAATATTGACGAGTGGTATATTAATTCCATTATTTTGGATATTCGTTAACCCATACCATATAATATTTTCTGTATCATACATTACATTATACTTTACAATATATCATAGTATTGTTTAGATGGTAAGAAACATTGAATGGCAACTTGTGAATGCTCCATGTGAGATAATTAAACATAATATTGCTATTAACAATAAAATGCATATGAGAAGTGTATACACTAGAAATAGTACGCTTTACGTCAAGGATAATTTCTCTTCAAGTGGCGATTACAAGTGTTTGACATTTATTTCAACGTTACAAGATTTGGTAAAACATCAGCCGGAAAATGTGTATTTTTATGTAAAACATCACAGTGGTGTAAGATTGTTGGTGCCCAAGTTGGTATTTCGAAATGGAATAGCATCGTTGGCATATGAAATCGGAAGCGGTACAAAATATTTCTTGGATGTGTTTTTACAAAAGTTTGATGTAAAAACAGCTCTCATTTTGAAAATGATATGTCTATCTCAGTACGATATGGGAAATAGTATAAGAGATTTCGATCATGATCCTATCGACATGTTGATGAACCATTATTTCAGAGAACGACAGCCTATATTACAATACATATCCATAGAACAGTTACTGCACAATGGCAATCGTAGTGAAGATTACATCCAAGCTCATACGAGGAAAATTTTAAATATTAAAACCGCATCGTGTTACATACACCTGTTGCAATTTCTGTGCAATATGAATGTTTCATCCACATGTATAACATGTAACAAGTTTCTTAAACACAACAATAATAAAAATGTCTTTTGATGCTGCAGTAAATACAATAGTTCTTTTAGAAAGCCGTGGTTATATAGACTCTGAAACAGAAACTGTTTATACGAATAAACTTAATATAATATGTGGAGATGGAATGTTTCTGAAACTTATACGTACACTGGACGCCTTATTGGACAATTCATCCAACGAGGTTTTATATTGCGACGACTATAAAACTGTTTTGCATAAATGTAATGTAGTAAAATATAAAACTCTTTTGTTATGCAAAGATTCTTTGCATGAAAATTTGTGCAAACGAGAAATACAATCTGATAACATTGTAATTTTGCAACATGACAGCTTAGACTATTACAGCAGAATATTCACATGGCAGAGTGACAAGATGAAAACCAGGTCAAAATACACATATCATTGTAATCATACATGTGAAAATATGCACAGGATATACATTGACGACGAACCGCGCAACACCCATGTTACAGTGTACGTTTACGATGAGCCCGAAGAATGCTGTGTCTGCTACGATAAAATATTGTTACTTCGCTTGTCGTGTGGTCACATATTGTGCACGAAATGTAAAAAATCTTTAATCCGGAAGAAATGTCCATTGTGCAGATCTGCATTATCAAAAAGCGGGCATCTGAAGGGCAATTTTAAAAATATTGCCCGCGATATCGCCTGTAATCTAAACAATGTTGCAATAGTGTCAATGTATGATAGAAAAATGTATTGCGCTCACGCGAGTGCTAACGCGAGTGCTAACGCGAGTGCTAACGCGAGTGCTAACGCGAGTGCTAACGCGAGTGCTAACGCGAGTGCTAACGCGAGTGCTCACGTCACCTGCAATTGTGTAACAAACACAATCTCATCGTTTGTATACAAAGATAGTGTTTACTTTAAAGAACTAAATATACCGATTATGGAAGGTGACAGTCGTCTTTGCAAGTTTGAAACAGTTTTCATATACACCAATTCGATATACAATGAGAGTTACATTGAAAGAATTGTACGTGCATTTAGCTCTAGAGATTTAAAGATTGTATTGCTGTTACCAGAACTGGAAAATATAAAATGTGATTTGGCTATAAAATTATAGTCATCGTTACACTGATAATCTTAATATAAATATGACAGAGAATAACATATACAGTTACGTCGAAAAGATCATTCGTATAGTCCCACAGATCGCATCTGTGGGATATGAATTTTTTAACAAACCGCAAGATATTGACATATTTTCATCTAGAACAAACGGAGAAATTTGTATGCTCATGGGCAATAATTCGTTAAAGTTTGAAGGTTTCGCAATTGGAGGATTTGGTACAGTTGGCAAGTTCAAACTCAACAAAAAAGAATATGTAATTAAAATAGCTCACTGGAACAGTGATACTCGAGATGTTAATTGGGAGAATGTTAAAGTTGTTGTAAAGAGAGCACTTCGAGATTCTTTTGGTACTGCCAGAATGAAATTGGCCAGTCTAGAACCAAAATCGTACGATCACTTTCTACAGCCGTTTAAAGCATCTCTAGTATTCCCGGAACCGCTAAGCGAAATATTTTTTGGTGGTATCGCATCACATCTCTATACATGTGGTATAAACCCATTCAACATTCGGTATTTCTCTGCATTTCACTGTCCTGAATTACCAGTGGGCGATTCTTTTATAATGTTAGAAGAATCTTCTGTAAATGTTTGGACTTTGCTATCTAGAATGAAAAATAAGCTATTTATTTCGATAAACGAGTGGAAGAATATACTTGTACAGTTTCTCGTTGGAATATATCTAAACAAAAAATGTCTCAATCTATTGCACATGGATTGTCATCCAGGAAATGTAATGGTTACACAGAATCCAAACGTTCGATTCGGAAACGACATAATTGGACCGTCCACTGTATTTACAATTAGTACACCCCACAAAACGCTACACATTCCCGTTGGTAAAAATCTTGTTAAGCTCATCGACTTTGGTAGCTGTGTACTGTTTTGTGATGAGAAAAGTCCAATTTTAAACTTTGACTTTGTTGCAAAGTCAACGACTGTGGAAAATCTGGAATTCAAATCTATAAATGATTACATTGTCACAGAATTACATTTCTTCCTCATGAACATTTACGGATATCTTGTGGAAGAGAATGATAAAAGATATAAATCGGAAACTCTTATCGATACCAGTATCGATTTGCGTCCATATGTTGCAGAGGTTACCAAATTGTACAACATGATATTTCACGCGCCTATAGATGAAACGTATAGACACAACGGATATAATACAATTGGACGAGATCGCATTATATGCGATAGCGTGTTTGCTCCAAAGAGTAAAGTAAAATGTGCAGATCATATTCTAGATGTTGCTGTTGAATATAGTATACAATGTGAAGACAATATAGAAGTTGCAAAAAGACGCGAGTATACTTCGGCATTTCGATTCGAGCAATTCGGTAGACAGTTTTTAAAACTAAATCCGGCAAATTTCGATGCTCACCACTCTACGATTCTTAAAAATCTTGCAAGTGTCAGAGCATCCATTGCCTGTGACAGACTTGGAATGTGCAACGTAACCGTACCAATCAGCAGTTTCTATTCAAACTCGCATGTTAATCACAATACCATTTCCGTCAGTAAACGATACAAGACTCTTACGTACAAACGAGTTACTGTTACTCTAGATTCGTGTGTGTACAACGTCTTCTTCATAACAAATGGTTCTAATATGAATTTAAACTACAACAAGAGTCACTTGCTCAGAATACCATTTATAAATTTTGGATTGTATGTAAATCAGACGAGTGTACAGGCCATGTCAGCTCAAAGTCAAAACACTTGCACAATTTATCACAACGGTGCATCTGCCAAACTCATACCCACCAAAAAGCTTCCAGCTCACGTACAAGCAGCGGAAATAGGAATTTTACCAGAAGCCTTCAACATCGAAACACCATATTTCTTCAAGTTTATATTCTGGGACAGTACAAATGTTGGTATTATAGAATTTGACTGTAGAATGCACTTGTCAGATTGCATGAAAATCCTAAAAGGTTTACCTCACATAAATAATTTATATGTAATCCCAGGAGAAGAGCGAGTGTGCATGTATGAAAACGGCAAAGAAATGTACGCATCGAACCGACAGATAATTAATGATTCAACAAAGTATATATATTTTTAATTCTTGTATTACATCTTAATAATTTTGTTTGTAGCATGCAATTGTACACCAATATGTGCAGACTCGTAGTAAATAATATAGACTCTACATCTAGATAATTGTATATTCAACAGTGTTTAATAGTTTGCAGTTTTTCCAATTCTGCAATCTCAATAGTTGTATAATCTACAACGTTAGAACAATCCACTCCGTTATCTTGTAGCCATTTAATTTGGATGTAGCTGAAATCTTGCTTGGTAGACAGGTTTAAAATTTTGTAAACATCTTTTACAGTCAATGAGAATGCAGAATACACTTGGCTAATCTTTTCAGGCCATGTATCAAATACCATTTTAAATATAATATAATGTCCTTTACTACACGTAAAGGACTTTGGTAACATATTCTTGTGTAACAAGGTTGCAGAAAAGATGTGTGATTTTTTATTTTCCACCATAGTCATTAACATATCCAAGGTGATGACATCTTCAATCTCCTTTTGAAACATTTCCCAGTTGTCATGTTTAATAAGATTTTCAATCAAATAGATATCAGGGTTAAACCTTATAACCGACATTTATTATAGCAATACACCTTTAAACGTAGCATATGTTGTTTAGGAAAAAATGTGTGTTAAAGAAGTAGAATCATAGCCATCACGATTTAGTTTCACGATAAATTGTTCCATCACCCGTTCCATGTGTAATGCAAATGGAATTATGGCATCCTAAATTTGCTCTCAAGATAATTTACTATCATGTTACAACGATCAAGGGATAACAGCAAAGATTCATACATGCACGGATTTAGTTTCACAACAAACAAATTTCTCCATCGCCCGTGACAGTCGCGTTCATTCCATGTGGCGTTTCTGTTTTTAAGGTCATGGTAGTACGCTATATTTGCATCTTGAGAAACGCGAAATTTTTCCAATGCAAGGTCTTCGGCTTTTTCAAATGAATCTCTGAGCTGTTTTTCTATGTGCGCGTCTCGTATTTGGATTTCCACAGCAGTTATCGTGGTAAGATCAATAACTGGTTTACATTGAGCGTACAATTGTTCCACTTGTTGTACATCGAGCAATACTGCACCTCTAATTGCAACGTGATTCAAAAAAGAATCATATCTCGAAACTTGCACATGTCTCCGAATCCGCTGTAGATCTTCTATGGTCACACCGCGCCATTTTCCATAAGTGTTGCAAATACTGTTTCTCACCACTGCATCGTGCAGTGAAGAATTTTGAAGATTGTAAGTTAAACCAATGTTCCTTTGAATAATTTCTACAATGGCTGTTTCTGCTCCGATGTAATCAAACGGTTCTGTAACATCACCGTAGGCTTGATAATCCAATGAAACGTCTCGCTCGTTCTCGTAATGCTGCGGAATCTCACCATCTTCGTAATGCTCGCCATCTTCGTAATGCTCGCCCGCCTCGTAATGCTCGCCATCTTCGTAATGCTCGCCATCCTCGTGCTGCTGCGGCAATCCGGCTTCAACATCTGCCATGTTGTTAGCTCGAGTTATAGCTAGAACACTGGTCTGAAAGTTGTATGTCCCTTGCAATCAATGGACTGTCTTATATACCTCGAGGAGAGATAGGTTTTATCATCAACGAATCCATACGGGATGAGTCACCGTGCCCGAGTCCCTACGGGACGAGTCTCGTAGAGACGCCCCACTACGTGGCGAGTCACCGAAGGTGCCCGAATCGCTACGCGATGAGTCGCAGTTTACTGCGCCCGAGCCGCGAAGCGGCGAGTCGCCTTTGGCGCCCGAATCCCTACGGGATGAGTCACCGAAGGTGCCCGAGTAGCGAAGCTGCGATACAAATCATATCACCATGAAAAAATATCAGGATTGAACGTATAGTAAAGTCGTTGGGTGATTTTGAAAACTTTGTTCAGGTTCCATAATTTTTTCAAAAAAATTTTTTGAAAAAAAATTTTTCAAATTTTTTTTCAAATTTTTTTTCAAAAAAATTTCAAAAGAAAATATTTTGGATCAAAAGAATTTTGTATTACACTACGATCTTTCACATTTTAATTTATAAACATTCCAACTATTTAATAGGCACACTTCTGCGGCACGAAGAATTTCAGCGGCAAATATAAAGTCTTCGCTGTCGATGTTTAATCTATAGAAACATATTTGTATATAATCGCTTAAATCTATTCCATCATACGCGATTCTCAAAAATATATATCTCACCCCATAGCAACTCTTCTAGATACATATTCGGCTATACGGTTTGTCTCTAATTCCAATTCCTTGTCAGTGGTGTCACTCTCCAGCAATCTAAAAAAATTTTTTACATCAAGCGCGTCAAGTGCTCCCGTTTCAATGTTTACCTTGAAATGGTATCCATAATTTTTTCCACGAGAGACTTATTTTCTGTACAGTATATTTCTATTGACATTGTCTCGTCCAATTTAAAGCTCTCGAGATCCTGCGCTATATCGTTCATGTTGCAAATTAATATTTATAAATCTAATACGCTCGTTTAAAAGACGCTATCTCTGACAATAGCTCTATTTTGTAAATAATGGTATCGCGATACAAATTAAACAGTTTTTGCGATCATATTTTAAAATGTATTTTGAATCTATCCATGGGCCGCTGCAAAATTATGGTCAAGCCGACATTTGTTCAATTAAAGAAAGTAAATGTTTCATAAAAGAAAGTTTAGTGTCACCAATAGCGTCATTTCCATTTGATCTATATAAAAAAGAATTATAGAATGTCCACATGTGGCCTTACAGTTATTACCTTTTATATTCTTCGTGTAAAACGCACAAGTTTTCGTATACTTTTTTGCGTTCCTCAAATGCATCTAAAAAATCTTTTCTGTAAATGAAGCTGACATGGTTGCTCGGCAATATGAGCACTCGTAGAGTCTTGCGGAGTATTTTGTACACCCATTGTGAAGGTTTGATATATTTACTGGCATATACAACTCTTTATACATTCTAAATCCAATTTTATTGACGCGATTTGAAAGGTAGATGTAAAACATCATAAATACCACGCAATCATGTTTTATGCATCTGTTATGATAAATAAAGCCATGACACATAATATCAATCCAGCTGTTTGGGGTCCGACATTTTGGAAGATGTTTCATACGACATCTATGGGTTACCCAGACGTTCCTACCGAAGAACAGAAACGCCACATGAAAAATTTTATACAAGCAATCCCTACACTATTACCATGCGATGCATGTAAAATATTCTCTGCACAATACATTGCAGATGAAAGACGCATCGATGCAGCAATAAGATCACACAATTCATTAATCGAATATTTTATTACATTTCATAATGCAGTCAATATGAAACTAGAGAAGCCGGTGTGGAATGGAACATTGTCTGAACATTTTAAGAAAACAGCAGACTACACTCCAGTTCTGATAGTTGCCATTATAATGACAACATTGTTTTTTATATTTAAACGTTGATCTCTCGGAGAATTTTCAGCTACATCCACATCCTGAACAATATGACCTGTCAAACGGAATGCTGCTATCATAGATTCCTATAACATTTGCTTGCGCTTTCAGTATTCGGAAAATCCTGTTGAATTCTGCAGTATGGTCCAGCTCATCGCATATAACATGTGATACTTCATGTAATACAACGTCCATCAATGTATTCATATCATAGAAATTCCCCGACTTGTCCGATAGGCATAGATATATATGTTGTTTATCTACTGTATATGAAGACGATCCGGAATATATGCTGATTTTACCGAGAGCCTTTTGCAGTTTTACAAACACCGGTTCATTTGAAGAAAATGCCAGTATGTGCACTTTATTCATTAGTTCTGGTATAAGATCCCGTGTTCTACTAGGGTATACTCGTTTACTTTCGATATATTCATTGTACAATACAAACCCTATTGTACCCAAGATTAGTGCTGCAAGTAACATGTTTTATTGTTGCATATAACTTTACAAGTCTGATACCGTTTTGTTTGAACAGCAACATATTAAGATTGAGAATCGCGAAGCTCCGAGAGAGTTGAAATCATGCGTTCTATAGAGGCAGCTTACTTGGCGCTAGCTATTGTGACGGGTATAAGTTTGATCAAAATGGATTTTAAAGCCATGTTAGGTTTAACAGTTGTTGGACTAATATACCATGTAATACCAGCTAATTATAAAATGTTGGTATTATTTCTATGTGAAGTATTCTATATGGCTGACGCTGTACGTTAAAAGTCAGTTTACATCATGCGTTCAATAGTGCTAGTTTACATATCGATCGCTGTTGCGTTTAGCGATGCTGCATTTAGCGAAACATTTTTTAGAGTATTTGGAGTAGATTCTGCTAAAGGCGAAACGTCAAATCAAGAATGTGTTTTAAATGTTGGTGCAGGTATTGACATTACAGGACTACAGAATATTTACAACGAAAACGACGTTGTAAATTTAAAATGTGCTGACAGTATGATGTCTCCATATCCCACGAATGAATGTGTCTGCAAAAATGGATCATTTGACTGTATGTTTGTAATGTGTCTAAACGGAAATCTTAAGTCTTTTAAGATTCCAGTTACACAATATAGAGATTACTATGTTGTACACTACAAAAATTCCAATCTATTACAATTATCACATTTTGAAATCGATGGAATAGAAGATGGTGAGTTATATAAATGCCCTTTAGCTTTAGTGTTTAATAAATTATATTTTTTAGATGATCGCGTTGAATTTTACTCGACCATTGGAGCATTTAAAAAGTTTGCAGAATATGTCAACCGCAATCACAGCAAATATAGATACCAACAACTTGCAAATGAGTTTATACTCCGCATCTATACCAAAAATCAGCTCTATGCAGATAGCGTCACTGTTTTCATATATGATACGGGCACTGAAATGGCACCTAGATTTCCGACAATACCGCAAACAACCCGGGATGTACCTCTACAGCTGAGCAACCGGACATTTGTAAACTATTATTGCGACGATGGACTGCCTATGGTTTTCAAAAGCGGTAGACAATCTATACCGTCTATAGAAATGTCATCGTTTGCATGGATTCCATTTAACCTGCCCTCGTGTGACAGACGCGCCAAAACAACCTCCACTACACTAACATACTTTAAACCAAGCTATGTTGCACTTGCTTCTGTTGTTATAATAATGTTTTTTATTTCCATAATCATGACATATGTTACATCGGGTAGAATACTTGGTGCGTTAAAAAATGTAAAAATTGTAACGCATGTTGTGCCACAGTCTAATGCTGTGGTGTAAATTATCATAACACCAGTTTGATGTCAGTGCACAATCTCCGTATATGTCCATCCGAGTATAGCAAATATCTTTCTGCATATATCTTCGTTTCTATTGTACACCGGGCAGTCTAGTCTCGGTTTTTTTACAATCCTTTCAGTCTTGGGTTTTATGAATTCATCAAAATTGCAATCTATATTATTTTTCATTAGCAATTGATATAATACAAATCTTGTGTTTATGAAATTTCTCTTCTTTTTATTCTCTGTGCTGTTTAAGGTATCGTATTGTGAACTGAACGCTTCGAATTCATCGGTAAGTTTCTCGTGCATTGCACCTAGAATGGTGTGGTTTCGCTGAAAGTGGTTCAAATACTCTTTGAAATTGTTGGTTCTGTTGTACTTGTACGGGGCCGAGATGTTTATCCGTTTACTATCTATATAGTTTGAGTTGCTAGTTATGGGAGTCGTTGTGCTGAAGCACTGTTGACACACCTTTCCATCGTCTTCTAATACAAAATCATCTCTATTATTACAGTTGTTGCAAGCTTTAGGTGATTCATGTGGCAATATTGTTATACTTCCATCAAAGAATGAGACTGATACATATTTTTTTCGCATGTTGTAAAACTCTAATATGTATTCATCTATAGCATCAGATGTTTCATATATTTGCAACCCTTTTCTGTTCAACTCTGATATATTTTCTATTATAGACTTTACATCTCCTAAGAATTGTTTTAGATTGTCCAATAACTGCAAGTGTCGTCTGGTGATTTCTTTTAACTCGACTATAAGATAACGGTGGCCTTCAGAGATAAAGTCTTGACTCAGGATATCATTGGCGATTTTCAGATTGATAGACGTGTCGATTAGTTTTTTCTTTTCCGCTGTGTAGTAATCTAAAAGCTTGTAATAATTCTCAAAAATAGATTCCGATGACAGTTTTTCACTTGGATTATAGAAAAGATTTTTTTTAGTCTTGTTACCACCAATATGTATTTCCATTGTGCAAGAAATATCTATTTGCCTATCTGTTTTATATTCAAATAATCCGTTTCTATAATAGGCTTCGTCTTATTTAGTTCAATATTTACTACTCTTGCTAAAAATTTTGGATCGTCTCTGGTACATTTTCCAAGGGTGGTAGAAATTATAGATTCCTTGTCTTCATTGGTAAGTTTCTTGGATGTTTTTTTCTTTTTCTGTGACAGTGTAAATTTTTTAGATCCATTTTGAACGGTGATACTCTGCATATTCTCGCTAACTAGCCGCTTATGCATCATATCCTTTGACCGTTCCAATTCATCGTGTAATATACCCAGCTCTTTTCTTTTCTCATTATATTGCATATAGAGGCTTACTGTTTGATACGCTCTCGCGTTCACATCCAAGTTGTCCAAATTCATCATGTAAAAGATTATATAAAATAAAATGGCAAAGTACAATTCAGATACTAAAGTAAGTGAACTCTCTATATTACACCTAGTTATAATTGTGGCTGTGGTAGTTTTATTTATAAGAATCTTTATGTGACCGCGTTCGGTGAAAAGAATTTTGTGAATAGAATTCTATAGACAACCAGAGCATTAGATAAATGACGAAAAGCCCCTTCTAAAAGGGGCTTTTCTTAATGTTCATTTCGATATATAAGTTTTCAAATGTAAAGCATATTAAAGCTCAAGAGCAGTATAAATTTTCGTTGATGATATCATCAACGAAAAAAAACAAAAATGGATACTTATAGTACTGGAAATCCTAGAGCTCCACCTAGAATACGAACAATGTTGTGATTAACTGCAGTTATTACAAACTCATACTTTTGAGGGTAATCCAAGCCGGAATCAACGGGTCCCGTACCATCAGCACCTGTAATACACAAATCGCTTGCCTTCGGGATAATAGATACATTGCTCAACTTACCGTAATTGGTAGAACCAGTAGGGTCAAGATTACAGAAATCCAATGCATATGGATAAATATGGTAGCCCGTTTGACTGGGAATGCGGGGTGCCCTGTAAAATGGAGCAACTAGCGAGAAATAATCAGATCCCATGTTAGCCAAACGGTTTTGATTTTCGTAAACAAGCGATGTTTGAATAATAGGGTCGAAAGATTTGATCGGAGCGAAACCGGTACCCGTTACAACTGGAGAGCTAGTGGTGTAATTCGACCATTCGTTCTTGTGGGTCGCGTTACGAACTGCAAAGAACAATACCTTTACGGCATGTGAAAATCTGATGTCAAAGCTCGGCTCGGCATTCTGAATGGGATTGTAAGTTAAACGAGGCGCAGTTTGTACTTGCTCAATGAGAATATCGCGTTTTCCACTGGCCATGCGTTTACGCTCTTCGTTAGAAACTAGAGCATACTCGGCAAATACGATAACATTGGTAAGTTTAGGCTCCATTGCAATATCGGAAGCTGGACCAACAACAATAGGCTTCTTCTTGTTTCCAGACAAAGAAATGTCTTCAAAGATGAGCAAATTCTCCCAATTTTGGAAGGTGAATCGGATTTGAATCTCGTTAAACGGAAGAGCTGCACATGGCAATGCAACACCGGAATCTCGAGTGAAAAAGAATGGTAGCGGCAAATTGAGATACACTTCATGCAGTGCGTCTCCAGGGCCGTGCGGATCTACAAGACCTTCAATGTTACCAATCATGTTAGCGTAGCCATTCTGTTTACCCTCGTGATAGGCGAATTGGCTCCAGAAATCCAAGTGATAATTGTCAAATCTCTGAGCTACAAGATCGTTAAAGGTAATTTGAGCTTCCTTGATGAGATTGTGCATGAGATTTTTGGTCCAGCGAAGACGACCATTCAGACCAGCCGAATTGGATGCCAACAGAGAAACTGCCGGAAGCTTCAATCTCAACCAGGTGTGCAAAAGATAATCTCCAGAACGGGGAACGTTAACAGCCCATTCCTGCCCAAAATCGGGAGATCCACTGCTTCGTGCCAACGGTACTGGAATAATAGTAAACCAGTTAGATTTCATAACCTCTCTAACGAAATATGCAGTTGCCTGGCTGCCACCATACGCGTACTTTTCAAGTTCATCATAGGTAGCAATATCAATAAAACCAGAAGTGATATTAGATGAATGTGTTGCCATTTTATTAATCTTTTTATTATAGTTTTTTTTTCGGATTTATAACAACGTTAAATTAGCTTTTAAACATAAACTTTTGTATCGGCATTCGTTCTCCAATGGGCGCGGGAGGAGAACCTAAAAGATCTCCCGTGGGCACTTCTGTGGGCGTGGGTATTCCAGTGGGAGTTCCCGACACATTTTGTGGCTCGTCTACAACCTTTTCGACGCTCAGCGTTGTAAATTTATTATCTATATTTACAGGCTCGTATTGCATTGATGAGTATGCACTGGCGACTGGTGTTACATTTGAGATTGCTGCTACTTGTTTTACGCTTTTACCGAATAAAAATCCCACAGTATTTAAACTTAATAGCAATATTATTTTAAACTCTGTTCTCATAGATTTGTACATTTTTGGGAGATAGTGACCATCTGACAGATCCAATAACAGTTTTCTATACGTACACATGCAACTGTTTTGATAACATGCATATCCTACCATATCAAAACCTAAGTAAGTCATAGCTTTTTCTATAAGTGTGAATCCTGAAGTTAAAATCGTTTCAAGGTTCATTTCTATTTCATCATCTGAATGTTCTATGATTATTTGATCTATATATTTCTCAATCTCTGCAACGCTTTTATACGTGTTCATGTCTTGTATATGTGCATTTGGAAATATCTTCTTCAAGTTTGAAAGCTTTTTTAGTAATTTTAGTTTCTTGTTATGATCATCCTCTTCGACTACATTTTCTGGTATTTTGTGTGCAAAATTTTTCTCTCGATCTTTTTTGATTTTATCTACAAGTTCAGTTTCAGTTCTTCTAAGTTTGCTGCCGCGTGTGGTTGTAGAATCGATTCTAATGAGAGATGTCCCTCTTTTAGGCGGATCAGCTGTTTGTAAATATACATTAGTATCAATAGATAATTCTGGTGTATCCGTGTTACCTGTACGTTTTCTACTATCAGTTCCCATGATAGTATCCATTACATCCATTTTTGTCTGAGTAAACGTTTGCTCCATCACATCGTCGCGCCCCATGATTTGGTCGGCTCTAATTTTTGCAATATCTTCACTGAGTTTTTGCATGTCATCATCAGTTATCATTCCATGTAATCTCTCTTCCATAAACAACTCTGTTATATCTTCGCGCGCATCCATTTTTATTAAGGTGTTTTTATTCAAGCCAGATAGTTATTATATATCAAGTAACATTTATATTTTGATGCGATATGTGAGCATTGTACGGTACAAATAAATGAACTTTGCAATAGAACAGGTTGGCAGAAGAACAAAATCGTCATATTCTCTCTACAGCACATGTTGTAAAATAAATGGGCCAGAATCGACGTTTTTTCCATCTCTCGTCGCCGACAAATCAAAGACAATTATAAATATATGTATATGCGGAATAGACGAAGTAAAAGAGGAGGTGGAACTGATAGCACACGTTTTCGAATCTGCAACACAGTATAAACTATATCCGTTTAAAGTACATATTATAATGGGAATACCGACAAATATTCCGTGTAGCATACGACTTGAGAGAAATAATGTTTTCTTCATTGCATCCGATGCAAAATTATACCAGTCTACAGTCACAATGTCTCTGGTAGATGATTAGGATTTTTCACGAGTTGTAATTGCTATGGCTCCGAGATTTTTTCAAAATTTTTTTTTCAAAAATTTTTTTCAAAATTTTTTTTCAAAAATTTTTTTCAAAATTTTTTTTCAAAATTTTTTTTCAAAATTTTTTTCAAAATTTTTTTCAAAAATTTTTTTCAAAAATTTTTTTCGAAAAGCATTTTGCCCGGAGTTTTCAAACACTCAAGTTATCAAAACGGGGAGATGTCAAAAGATCCATCATAGATTCACACGACAACCACTCTTTTCTAAACAACAATACAATTTCGCTTCGTATATAGGTGTCAGTATCAATGGATGCGGGTGACGCCAACATCTGATTTTCCAGACACCATCGATGAAGCAAGAGAATTTTATTGTGCAGTTCTTCGGTGATGCAATTTGTTACGATGTTCAGTTTAAGATTTATAACATCGCTAGTACGAAACAGTTTTAGAGAAGTTTCGTATGTTTGACGCGAAACCAATATCCAAACAGTGTTCTGCATATTGTTTATAGCCGAAAGAGCATTTAACCTCTCGGGTGCAGTTGAAATATACGTCCTTTTATCCAGCGAAACTGTAATATCCAACGTCTTTGCATATTCTATAAAACTTAAAAAGGGAGTCATTGCGTCTTTTTATTGGCAATCAAAAGATATATGTTATGGTAATAAAATAATGCTAGATTTAACTGAATATGATATATTACGTCATGCTGTGAAGCATGGCGTGCCCAGAGACGAGCTACGCGCCCCGTCTTTAGGCGGCGACTACTCCACGTACATTAAAAATGTAAACATGATTGAACACTTGGGAGAAACTGCATATGTGGATAATGGAAGTATTTTAGAGACATTGCTACAGCAGGAACTCGGTAAATTGTACATGTCAGCAGATACGCGTAAAACTATTAAACGAAATATAGATAAAGCGTTAAAATACGACGCAGACAGATTAAAGGAACTGGAAGATTTTATATATTTCATAGACCACAAATGTTCAGGTGCTCGTACCTTTACAAAGGGTCCGGTCAAATCAACCACCACCCGAATTAAAATTACACTAGACTACGACAACATCACAAATCTCGATAGTACATTCGATTCCATTGTATTGACAGAAGAATGCGATGCCGTCTACTATAATTTCAAAGGAGATGTAATCGTAAAATATCTTAAGAATTTTACCGATATCAAATGTCTGCCGAATGAGATGATATTAAACTATAGAAATCGTCACATTAGAGTTAGACACACAGATGCTCTGTATATAGAGTTTATAGAAACCGACTCTAGAGACACGGTATTCGTTATACAGGAAATTGGTAAAATATTAAAATGCGAAATGACCAATTATGATGTCAAAGTTTCACATTACAGATCGTTTGAGCTGTACAGCATCAACTTGAACATTGACATTTTAAAATATGTAATCGTTAATGATAATATATTATCAAAATACTTTTTCATGAAAGAATGCAACAACATTCTTAGACGTAGGACAGTTTCTATATTCTCAAGAACCTTTCCAAATATATCCTTTTCCATAAACATTACACGGCCAACAGTAATCACAGTCGGCATAAAAAATTGTAGTTCTGTGAAACAGCTGGATGATGTTGCTGAAACTATACTACACATATTACACTATACACTACTTCACAGTGAACACATTACACAATTTCTTAATAGATATCTTACAAAGAAAATTTCTCTGTCAACTGTATACTCTGCTCCGAAAAACAATACTCTACGAGCAATGGAGCCTGCAATGTTTATCAGCCACTATACCAGACTGTGTCCCAATCCTCCCGTAGTGGTGGACGACAAAGAGGCTGAAACTTTGCCACCCGACATGGTCATGAAATTTCCAATGTTTGGAGAATCTGAAACTCGAAATTATACATGTAAACATGAAAAGTATAAATATATTGGCTTGAAAGAGAATACGTTGGGTAACAAGAGAGAATATCCATTTTTACCGTGTTGTTTTTTCAAGAGCCAAATGCAAAAACAATCGTCTGCATTTAATCGGTACTCTGGTAAAACACAATGTGCAGCCAAACGTCAATCTGTGGATGTATCCATTTCAATGAAAATTCTAGCACCCAAGAAAATTGGCAAACTTCCTCAGAACATTGAAGAATTTCTTTACGCTGAAAGTTCTAAAAGATATGCGAGATGTGGAACGTTTACAGATACAGATTCCCTGTACGAAGCCTTGTGTATAGCAACCGGTCGAAAATCTCTACAGGACATACAGAGCATTGTGCTGCAAATGAAAAAACATTCACTTCACGGTGACAGTGTCGCCAACATGGAAAACTATTTGAACATAAACATATTTGTATTTAACTATGTCTCTGATGTCTGTAGTCTTGCACACAATTTCAAGACCATGTGCTATGATCGATACGTTAGACCGCGAGCAGTATTTTTGCTATTTCACCAGACGGAGCGTCGATACGAACTCGTTCTGGATCACAATGCAGCAATGGCAGTGCAAAAAGGAAACGCAGTTACTTGCACTGAACCTTTTGACAGTCCAATAGTATCTAAACTGCTGGCCATTGAGAAAAGTTTGAACGGATCTATTCCACTACCAGAGAATCCTGTTGTACAAAGTAACAATGTTTTTATTGACGAATTTGGATTTCCAAGAGTCGCAGATGATTCGTTAATACCGCATGGTAGCATCGTCTACAATTGTAAATCCAATGTATACAAATCTGAGGATGTTGGTGATTTGCACCGTTTCATGTATTTGAGAAAACTATCGCGTTGTCTATTTGCAATGACTGTACACTTTTACAGACATTTGGGCGTAATGGATTTCTGGAAAAACTTTACACTCGTAGATCCGACTATACAATACCGCATTCCAAAAGATTCTACATATGCAAGTCACTATGACGTTTTCGTCAAAAACAACCGTCTAATCTTTCAATCGGAAGAGCTGCGTGACAAACTGAAATATAATCTTTCCATAATGTCCACAAAAGAAAAACGTGAATTTGAGAAGTTGCACAGCCACCTCTACTATAATGATATTGTAGATTTTAATGTAAATGCCGGTGAAAACATATCATATCACAAGCGATTATTAAATATCACAAATCAGTCACATCCAAACTATTGTGGACTACTTCACCCGTCAAGCGTAATCGTGCCCGATATCGTATATTCTTTCGATGAAGATTTTTTCCCAGAATACAAGGAAAAGTATGTTATATTTCGTCGAATTAACATAGATTCCATAGACAAATCAACTCCCATAATACTTATCCATAAAACAAACGATATAAAAGTCTACTATAATCCAGATGCAAAAGCTGTAGTCTACATCTCGGACGAGAAACTTTTCGGAGAGATTTACGACACGATACTTTCTAAACCGCAAACGATCGAAAATGTCGAAGAAGATAACGAGGACTCGGAGATTGAAGACATGGAGTTTGACTTTTGATAAAATGACTATGGAGTGGAATACCACATTTAATGCAATTATGAAATCTTTAAAGAAGCCAATTCCATTATTAAAAGGATGTGTCCAGGATATGACACAATATACAGCAATGTTAAAATATGACGGGCAGACTGCGTACGTGAGTGTACAAAAGACGTTTTTTACGTTGAATGGTAAACGATATCCCAATACGTCGTCTCTCATAATACTATCGCTCGTAAAGAAAATTACACCACCATTTGAAATGGTATGTGAAAGTGTAAAAAACCAGCATATAATTCTTCATATACTGAAGGATTTCTCCGACACATTTGACATGTACGCTAGAATACTTGACAGAATCATTGTGAGAAAAG